GGTCTCATAGTTAAATGGTTATAACATAGCCTTGTCACGGCTAAGTTCCGAGTTCGATCCTCGGTGAGACCGTTGGGATTACAAAGTCCCATTTTATCCACCTACTCAGTTTACTATGGCTAAAAGAATAGGGATAGTAGGCGTTACCAAAGCTGAGAATGCTCAACTTGGCCTACTACTCAAGTATATCTTCACTAATGATGAAGTATATCAATCACTAAAGCAAGAGAATGTATTAGCTTATCCTGATGCTTTCACTCAACTTTGCGGGAGGTATTCAAGTGCAGTTTGATACAGTACATGAGTATTCTTTCCATGAACCACGTGTTCACTGGCATTCAGGTTGTGAAGATACTCTTGTTGTCTGTCAATACATGGACGGCAAGCATGATAGAATCATGATTGACAATGTATCAAGAGAGGAAATCGTAAGATTTGCTAAGGAGATACTTGAAGATTCTTACAACTTGGAGCTAAAGAAAGATGTCACTGATCAAAACAAAGCTACTTGCTGATATGAAACAACGAGAAGCTATCGAAGAAGCTAGACTACAACTCTTAGAGTATGTAATGTTTGGCTCACTATCTCCAATGAACTATGACTACCACCCAACAAGTAAAGAAACCACGTCGAGCAAGAAGGCGGAAACCTAAACCAATGACTGAAACAAGTTATCCGGTTACAAAAGAAGAGGCCAAGGTAGTATTACCTAAGCCAACTGATAACATTATTCCACTTAGTTCTTATGTCCAAGATGCTAAGAATAGATGGAAGGTTCATCAGTATGAAATCAAAGAGCTCTCTAAGGACATTCAGTGGCTCTATAACAAGTCTAAACCCTACCTAGATAAGGTAAGAGATAGACTCTCTCCTTAAGTTTAGTGGCATTGTATGAGCATACCTTCGGGCGGACTCGCAAGCATGTAAGCCCACTTTATTTACTGAGGGACTCACCATCTCTCATTACTCTATGAATTAAATTATGTCATGTAGTAAAACTTACAAGGTGACACTAACTGTCAAGACTAAATCAGATCCACGTGATATAATTGAATTTGTTCAACGTAGGATCAAGGAAGCTCTTCCTGTTATTGGTCTTGAATATCACCTTATTGAAGAAAGAGACACTACCGTTGAGCATCACGGGGGTGTCACGGATGAAAGTACCTAATTGGCAACATCATTCAAAGAAAGATGCTAAACGTACACTAAAGCCTCAAGCTTTACGTGCTGCAAAGAAACGAACTAAACTATTTATTCTTAAATTAAATTCACAGTCAAGTCGCCATGCCTAAGTATCATGTTAAACTACAATCTGGTAGAGACTTCATTATGGAGTCAAATGCCAGGGACGAATATGAATTAGCATATGAATCTTATGAAGAGGCATGCCTAATGGACGATTACCTTGTAGATGTAGAGCTTATTGAATGACTAAGAAAAAGAAACCCTACTTTCCTAATAACTGGAAAGCATATAAAGAATCACCTGCTGAGTGGTTCCAACCAATGCCTTACGAACAGTTCTATAGCTGGAAGATAGATGGTTGGGAATTACCTTCATCAGTTCAATGTATCATCAGGGAAGAAACTAAGTCAGGAGAGATCAAAGAGTATGTGTACACAAGAGCTAAAGATGCACAAAAGAGGATCCAAAGACTTATGGATGATGAATCTAAATTCATTGTCGCTGACCAGGATCAGATACATTTCCTAGAACCTAAACAAATCTTGGAGGATTATGATGACCCGCTCGCTTGATGATATAATGACTTATGAACAGCAAGCACTTGATTTACTTAGCGAGGATCATCCTCATTATGATGAGATCAAGTCTTTATTAACTGATCAAATTAATGACGAGATCAGAGACTATGCCAACACCCGAACTGATTGAAGAACAAGTTGAACTTGAACGTGATCAGATACGTCAAGGACTTAAACGACTTAATGATCAAAGTATCAAGCTAGAAGGACAAGACTATGCGTCAGCTACTATTTATGGTATCAGTTCTATTGACACTCTACTCCCTTTACTTACTGATCGCATCGAGCAAACTGTACTTCGGATACACAAGGGACACAATGGAGTGGCCTTTCGGGATATCCATGAGTACCTTGCTAACCTTGAACCTATGGCAGCCGCTGCAATTGCTTGTAAGCTGACCTTTGATAAGGTATTCGGATTCAAGGATGGGAGTAATGTACTTACTAATGTATGCGAATCTATAGGTCATGCAATAGAAGATGAACTACAGATGCGTCATTATGAAGAACATGCACCAGGATTACTTAATGTACTGAAGAAGAACTATTGGCATAGATCAATAGGTACTCAACAGAAACTTACAGTGATCCGCACCTTAATGAATCGTTATGATGTTAAGCAATGGAAACCTTGGTTAAGAAGTAATAGGATTAAGTTAGGTGCATGGTTACTAGATTGTATAATGGAATCGAGTGGTTGGTTTTACAAACTACCAATCAGAACAGGTAGAAAGACTACTATCCATGTAGTACCTACACCTGAGTTTATGGACATCAAGGACGAAGTTATGGCTAATGCTGAGTTATTCAGCCCATTAGCATGGCCAATGTTAGTTGAACCAAGAGATTGGACTAATGAAAGTCCTGGAGGATATATACTCAATGAAGTAATGCATGGTCATAATTTAGTACGTCGGGTTGACCACCACCGTATACAGGGGGAAACACCTTTAGCCTTTCTCAATAAAATACAGAAGGTTGGATATAGATTAAATCCTTTCACAGTCAGCGTTGCCGAGCATTTACAACAGGCTGGCATAAGTGTTGGTAAGTTTCTTCCTATTATTCATTATGATCTACCACCAAAACCTGTAGATATAGAGACTAATAAGGACGCTCGCAAGTCTTATAGACGACAGGCTGCGGAAGTAATGAATAAGAGAGCTCATGAATTTAAACGTTCATGTAGAACTCGAATGACTATGGAAGCCGTACAGAGGTTCAAAGATCGTGAGAGGTTTTATATACCTTGGTCTTTTGATTATCGAGGTAGGGCTTATCCTATACCCGCATTTCTTACTCCTCAAGATACCGACTTCGGTAAAGCACTCATTAGATTTTCTGATGAATCATATCTTAGAGGTGATGCGGCTAAGTGGTTAGCCTTTCAATGTGCTACTACTTACGGATTAGATAAAGCTACAATGGCCGAGAGATTGGCCTGGACGAATGAAAACATTCCGTTGATCACCAGAGTAGCCATAGATCCGATTGATAATCTTGGTGACTGGGAGGCAGCGGAAGAACCGTGGCAATTTTTATCCAGTTGTGAAGAGTATTACGCTTGTGTTATTACACAATGCCGACAGACAACTGGCCTATGTGTAGCAACAGACGCTACATGTAGTGGCCTTCAGATCCTCGCAGGATTAGCGAGAGATAAAAGGACAGCACAACTCGTCAATGTACTGCCCGCTGACAGGCCACAAGACGCATATAAGGTTGTAAGTGAGGTGGCCAAATGGAATTGTCCTGCCCACATACAGAAAGTAATGGATAGGAAAACAGTTAAGAGAACTGTTATGACCATCCCTTACAACGCTAAACCTTTCTCTAACCGCTCATACATTAGAGATGCGCTGAAAGAAAAGGGGGTCGAAATCGACAAGGACGACCTAACCGTTACCGTACAGGCGGTCAGGGATGCCATGCATAATGTTGTCCCTGGCCCCATGTCAGTAATGAAGTGGATAGAAGAGGAGGTCTCTAAGGCTGTTAACCGTGGAGCTACTGAGTTAGAATGGGTTACACCATCTGGTTTTGTAGTTAACCAAAGGATAATGAAAAAGAAAACTGAGACATTAGAGCTCAAGTTACTCGGTCGTTGCAGATTAACTGTAGCTACTGAAGATACTGATGAGGTCGATAAGAATAGACATAAGGCTGCTACTGCACCTAATCTTATTCACAGTCTCGATGCCAGCCTGTTACATTTAAGTGTAAGAGATTTCAACCATCCTGTAGCATTAATTCATGACAGCGTTCTCACACGAGCGGTTGACATGGATGAATTATCCACTATAATAAGAGAGACATACATGCATCTCTTTGCAGAGCATGATTATCTCACTGAGTTTGCTGCCCAAATTGGTGCAGAAACTGAACCACCGATTATTGGCGACCTTAAACCGGAAACCGTAATTGATTCCACTTATTTTTTCTGTTAAATGTATTCATCATTTTTTGACGGATTCTTCGCACCTCCTACAATAGTAGTGGTGTCCGAAGAGCGACTGAAAGCTGCCGAACTTAAAGCTAAGGAAAGGCAACTGTTACAAGTTAAAGTACAATTAGAACAACTTCAGGACTTCTACTCTAAGTTAGAAGGAGAAGTTAAAGCACTGAAGCCTGCTGAAAAAGTAGGTAAGGATATGGATCAATTAGATGGAGCTGATTGCGATGTCTAATAGAACTATACACAAAACTGATACAGTAACACTAGATGGATTTCAAGCTATACTAGAACCTGGTAAGTTTGGATATTCTCTATCGGCTGTGGTCAATAAAGATGTAGTTGACAAGCTAGAAATTGAGAGGAGTACTGTCCTACAATGGGCAGAATCTAAGCTCAAGAACCCTAAGCGTAGTACTCTCAAGCCAGAACCTTGGGAAGAAGTTGCAGATGGGAAATATAAAATTAAATTCTCCTGGGGAGAAGATAGACGACCTCCTGTGGTAGACACAGAAGGTACACCCGTTACAAATACAAAGACACCGCTTTATGGAGGATCTACTGTTAAATTGGGCTTTTACCAAAAACCTTATATTTTACGGGATGGGATTACCTATGGCAGTAGCCTTAAGTTGGTTGGTGTTCAGGTTGTCTCAGTAAAAGGTGAGGCAGGCGTAGATACTGGTGACTTAGATGAGTCTGAAGTAGCTGAACTATTTGGTAAAACAACGGGTTTCAAATCAGGTGAACCTAACGTAACACCTTCCACCAATGTCGAAGACGAAGACTTCTGAAGAAGAATCTCTTGCTTGGGCTAAGAAAGCTTTCAATAAGCTGAAGTCCAAGCATGAGAAGCCTATTAAATTTAGATCCAAGCTAGAGGAGAGTATTGCATCTCTTCTCGAAGGACTTGGAGTAACATATGAATATGAGTCCAATCGAGTACCTTATACTATCCAGCATCATTACTGCCCTGACTTTATTTTACCTAATCATGTTTACCTTGAAGCCAAGGGATACTGGGATGCAGCAGATCGTCGTAAGATCCTCGCAGTAAAGAGAGATAATCCTGATATAGATTTAAGGATGATCTTCCAGTCACCATATAATACAATCAGTAAAAAATCTAAAACAACGTATGCTAAATGGTGTGAGAAACATGACATACCATGGACTGCATACCATGATATTCCACTCGACTGGTTAATCTAATGACCGAAAGTGAGTTCGTAAGACACATGCCTTGCGAAAACTGTGGCTCATCTGACGCTAAATCTTTATACTCAGATGGGCACACTTTCTGTTTTGTGTGTCATCACAGAACACCAGGAGATGGTGAAGAAAATATTCACAGTCTCGAAATGTCCACCAATGTCCAACTCCTCGGATACGCCCAAGAACTCAGGAAAAGAAGGTTATCTATTAGAACTTGTGAAAAGTTCAAAATATTTAGACATGAGGAAACCTTGCGTTTTCCATACTTTACTGAGGATGGGGTACTACAAGGAGTTAAAATAAAAAACAAGAGAAAAATTTTCACCTATGAAGGAGTTTCCACTGACACCTTATTTGGTCAGCATTTGTTTCCTCGTACTGGTAAACGTATTGTTGTTACTGAAGGTGAGTTAGATGCCGCTAGCTGTTATGAGGCAATGTCGGGTTGGCCGATGGTCTCCCTACCACATGGAGCTGCGTCAGCTAAGAAAGACATCCGTAAACAGATACCATTGTTTCAAGGCTATGAGGAGATCGTATTATTCTTCGATGGCGACGATCCGGGCCGTAAGGCGGCGGAGGAAGCGGCAAGCGTCCTACCACCTGGCAAGACGAAGATCGCTAGGCTCGAAGGATACAAGGATGCCTCGGAAGCTTTACAAGCTGATGATGCTGAAGCCATTAGAAAGGCGATATGGGATGCCAAACCTTATAGACCAGATGGTATTGTTGATGGAAAGGCACTTCTTGAAATTGTAACTACACCACAGAAACCTTATGACCATGAGTACCCATTCAAAGGACTCAATAAGAAACTTCACGGGATCCG